GTATCGCAGGCCAGGACTACATCCACGGCTACAGCGAATTGCCGCGCGTGCCTTCCATCGAAGGTGATGTGTCAACCGTGCCGGGCCTGGCCATCGAAGATTTTGATGGCATGACCAATGTCACGGTCACGGCCGAGCTGGCCAACAATTCCACCTACGTCTTGCGCGAAGGCTGGTGCGTCTCGGCCCTGGCCATCAATGCCCGCGACGGCATGGTGCGCGTGAAGTGGGAAGGCATCAGCTGTGACGAGATGCTGTGATGGCCGACGACACTGAACCGAAGAAAAACGGCACGGAAGTCACTGAGCTGGTCATTCCTCTGCGCAAGCCGCTGCAGGCGCATGGTGAGGAAATCAAGGAGTTGCGCTTTCGTGAACCGACCGCAGGTGACATCGAGGCCTGCGGCTCGCCAGTGATGGTTGATTTTCTCAACCAGGCTGAGCCGAAGATGACCTATGAGACAAAGGCCATGTTCGCCATGATGAGCCGCCTGGCTGCAGTGCCGCCTTCCACCATCAAAGCCATGACCACCAAAGATTGGGAGTATGCAGCCCTGGCACTGGCGCACCGTTTTTTTATTCCCGAGATATAGACGACAGCATGGTGCTTGATTGCTATCGCCTCGCCAAATATTACGGGCGCAATCCGCGTGAATTTCTCGACATGCCATTTTCCGAAGTGACGCGCCATGTGATCTGGACAGGCAAGCTTGAACAGAAGCTGAGGCCCGCAGACGATGCCGACTGATTTTGACTCTGATGCCATGCTCAGTTTTCTGAGCGAGCTGACCAAGAAATTTGCCGATCTAAAAAAGGAAATGGTCAGCGTCGGTGATCAATCCGGCATTGGCTTGCACAAGGCCTCGGACGAAACCGACAGATTCGGCAAGACCGTTGAGCTGCACACCAAGCACATCGAGGGAATGAAAACCGAGACGGCAGGCCTGGTCGGCCTGCTGCGCGGACCCCTGGGCATCGCCACGGCATTCTACGGTGCCTCGCAGGCGATGGGGAATTTCGTCCGTGGTGAACTGCAGCTGCGCAATTTCGCCACCGATGTGGGAATATCAGCCAGCGCCATTCAGCGAATGCGTGTGCAGCTGTCGGCTGCCGGGATTGATGCCAAGACTGCTGACCAGCAAATCAGTGCACTGACTTCCAAACTGGACAGCATCAAGACGTTGACCACGGCCTCGCCGGTTTACAAAGATATTGCCGCCAATGATCCGATATTGGCCAAGCAGCTGCTCGATGCCGAGAGAGTTGGCAACCGCCTGAAATCCATTCAGCTGATCCAGGAAAAACTTAACGAACCAGGTGCACCGCGCTCCAAACTGTATCTGCAGGATAAGCTGGGCATCAGTGCATCGACGGTGCAGGCCCTGGGCAAGGACACCAAGGGTCTGGTGATGCCCTGGGTCTATGACGAAAAGGAAATGGAAAAATACAACAAGGGTTGGACCAATCTCACCACCAGCATGAATAATGTCTGGGGTTACACCCTGATGGGGATGGTCAGTCAGACCAACGAATTTGTTGAGAACACGAAACGAGAAATCCGCGCGCTGAAGGACTTTTTAAAACAGGACATTACCGGCTCGAAAGGCTTCCTGCCCAGCACGGAAGAAATCAAAAATCTGTTTTCGTCTGGAAATACGTTCAATGAACGATTTGGCACATGGGGTGATCAGGATGAGGGTGCCTTGCCGAAGAATGCCAGGCCGCGTTCGTTCACACCCGAGAGTGTTCAGAAGGATGAGCTGGAGCTGCAGAAGGACGCAAACAAAACGCTGCAGGATATTCGTGACCTGCTAGGTGGTGACAAGGAAGGTATTTGGGGCGGAGGTGGCAGTCGCGGCGGCGGCGGCTATCCTGGCAGCAGTGGGGCTGGCACACCCGGCACACCAGCGCGAGGCGGCACCGGGGCCGATGGGCGTGTCCCTGAAACGAGCAATGATCAGGCCTATGGTGCAGCAGGATTAAATCGGGATGCCTTTCGCAAAGAATTAGAAGCCAAGCCGTGGCTTAAAGAAAAAATATTGGGGATTGCGTCTGGGGAAAACAAAAACCCGACAGCAAACCTGGCAGTTATCGAAAGCATGATGAACCGCGCAGCCCAGCGCGGCACCAGCTTAGAGCAGGCTGCAAAGCTGGCCAGCGAGGGGCACGGCGGCTATTACGCCGGTTATGATCCTCGGTCTTTGCGCAGACCCGAGATCAGGAAGATGATCGAGCGCAATTTAGAAAAAGCCCTGTCTGGCTCGAATGTCAGTGATTATGCGACTGATAATGCATCCGGTCCTTTAGCAGCAAGAGAGGCGGCATCGGGGACGTTTACTTTTAAGAAAAAATATGCCGGGGAAAGTTTCTTTTCACCGGGGACTGCTGGCGGCGGCAGCTCGAGCAGGCAGAGTTATGAGGCTTGGCGCGCGCGAGTTACGACAGCAAGGACGAGTTTGGAAAAATCGCTTGTCGCTAGTCGCGATCTAGGTGGTGCCAAGATCAAAGTTGATTTCAGTGGCACGGCACAGGGATCAACAGCCGATCCGAAGATTTTGGATGAAGGCCCATTCAAGAAATTGAAAATCACCAGGTCGCCACAGGCACCGATGGCTGGCGGCGGCGTGACTGATTTCAACCGCTTTTCATTTGAGTAAGTCATGCCAGCCAATGATTTCGACTCCGAAGCTTTACTATCTTTCGTCAGCGAGCTGAGCCGGAGGGTCGAGGATTTAAAAAAGGAAATCGTTTCGCTGGGTGATCAATCCGGCACTGGCTTGCGCAAATCATCCGAACAGATGGAAAGGCTTGGTCAGGCCGTTGACAAGAATGCCAAGCCGCTGAAGGCGATGAAGGATCAGACCAGCAACCTGGTCGGTGCTCTGCGCGGCTCTGTTGGTTTGGGTGTGGCCTTTTACAGCGCCACCCAGGCCATGGAGAATTTTGTCCGTGGCGAATTGCAGCTGAGGAATTTCGCCATTGATGTTGGCCTGACATCTTTTGAAGTATCCAAGATGCGCACCCAGCTGTCGGCTGCTGGCATTGATGCCCGAACGGCCGACCAGCAGCTTGGCTCCTTGGCATCCAAGCTGGACAGCATCAAGACGTATCAGACGGCCTCGCCTGTCTATAAGGCGGTTGCGGCCAATGACCCGATCCTGGCCAAGCAGCTGCTCGATGCCGAGAAGATCGGCAATCGCATGGGGTCTATTGATGCCATCAGGCAGAAATGGAATGTGCCGGGTGAACGCTCGAAGCTGTATTTGGGTGAAACGCTGGGGGTGACTGCATCAACCATGCAGGCGCTCAACAGGAACCAGACCGGCCTGGTGCAGCCGTGGGAGTACAGCCAAAAGGAGCTGGACAAATATAATCGCGAATGGACCAACACCATCACCACCGTCACCAATGTTTGGGGTGCCTCGATGATGAAGATGGTCAGCTCAACCAATGAATTTGTCACCAACACAGAAAAGGAATGGGGTGGCATCACCAGCTGGTTTCAGGGACTGAAAGATGATTTTTCTGGCAAGGGAAAGCCTGGTGAAGAAATGTTTGGACCAAAAGGATTTCTGCCTGACAAGAAAGAATTGGAGGATGCCTGGGAAGCCCTGAAAAAACAAATGTCGAGTGAGGCGCATGCCGATGAGCCGACCGGCAGCGAAACCTTGCTGGAAGGTGATGCCTCTATTTCCCAGAGGTTCGGTGAATGGGGCAAGGACAAGCTGGACGTTCAGAAAAACTCCGGCCAACTGTTGCAGGACATCCGCGATCTTTTGCAAAATCAATCCGGCTCCGGTGGGCCGATGGGAGTTGGCGGTGCTGGCTTCGGCGGCAGCGGCGGTGGTGGTGACAGCAGTCCTGGCGGCCAGGCCAAGCTGAACGATGAAGCTGGCAACCCCATTGATCAGGAGACGATGAAGCAGGCCGAGGTGCTGGGGCGCAGCGGCGATGTTGCTGGACTGCAAAAACTGTTTGCGCAGAAGGGCTACCACATGAGTGGTGCCGCCTGCGGCATCGTGGCCAGCAAGTATGCCCGCGCCGCAGGTTTCCAGCCGCCCAAGAGCGGCGCGATCGCTACATCCTGGCACACCTTTGGCGAGGCGATGAAGCCAGAGGACATCAATGCGCCAGGGCATCCGTTCGGCAGCATGTTCGCCACCTACTATCATCGCCGCTACGGCGGCAATCCGAACGAGGTTTTGAGTACCGGCCAGATTGGCGGGCACGTCATGACGGTTGTGCCGGGCACCTTTGATGAAAAGACCGGCACTGCAATGTTTGCCGACCAGTACGGTGTGCGCCGGCGCAGCCTGAAAGACATGGACCCGCGCTATGCCGGGGCGGAGGCCGTAAGGCTGGCTGAGGCGCATAGGACAGGACAGGCTGATGCGCGCGACAAAATCGACAGTTCATTTCCCGGCATGCACACTGGCAGGGCCAGCGTTCATGTTGAATTTAACGGTGTGCCAAAGGGCGTGAAAACTGAAGCCGAGTTATTGGACCAGGGTGTTTTTGACACGTTGAATATCAAGAAGTCGCAACAACCGACCCATGCCCAAGACAATTGAAATTGCCAGGCTGAAAGTTGGCGGCCAGGATTTTACCGATTGGGAAACGGTCAGCGTCAAGCAGGAACTGCGCGGCAACCCGCCGCAGTCATGCCGTTTCACTTGCAGCGAAGGCTCACCGCTGGTCAAGAATTGGACCAAGCAGCAAATCATGCCGGGGCAAGATTGCTCGGTGTTTCTGGCTGGCCAGCTGGCCTTCAACGGCAAGGTGATTTCGCGCCAGGTGTTCGTTGATGCACGACGCCACCACATCGAAATTCAATGTGCCAATCTGCTTGAGCTGTCCACGGCCAGCGTCATCACCAAAACCGGCGAGTTCAAGAACCAGGAGCCTGAGCAAATCATTCGCTCAGTCTTGAAGGGTGTCGGTAAAAACCTGGTGGTGCTGGGCGGCCAATTGCCGAAGATCAAAATCCCGCGCCTCTCGGTCACGCCGGGGGAGTCGATCATTGATTTTATCGACACGCTGACGCGCCATTTGAGCCAGCAAAGCAATATTACAATCTCACATTCCGCAACGCCGCAGGGTGACTTCGCCATCGTGGTCGGCTCAACCGGTGGCAAGGATGAAATTGTCGAAGGCCAGAACATGCTGGAAGGCCGCGAGCTGATTTACATTCCAATGATTGCCGCGCCGCCGCCCGGTGACGGTGCTGGTGATCAAAAGGCCAGCCAGGCCACAACCGGGCAGCGCCCAGGCAATGACGACCAGTGGGGTGCCAAGGTTGCCTCTGTTCCATTCCTCTCCAAGACATTTGAAATGATGGGTAACAAGATTGTGCCCAGCAACATCGTTCCTGAAATCCCGCTGTGGGATAAATCCATCATCGAAGGCCGCGCCACTTCGGAAAGTGGCTGGATGAATGAGGACTACGTTACGGTGTACGGCACCCTGCAGGGCTGGCTCAGGCCTTCCGGCGGCCTCTGGGTGCCTGGCCAGGATGTGGTTGTCACCTCACCCATGCTGGTGATGAAGGGCGAAAAGCTGACCCTGAAAAGTGTCACCTACAGCCAGGACAACCAGACAGGGACGCGCGCCGTTCTTGAATGCTGCAATGCCAATGCCATGGGTGGCGCTCCAAAAGCAGGTCAATGAATGCGAAGCACACTCACTGATGCAGCCCGCAAGGCCAGGATGGGAATGGCCCGCGCCACCATTCGCGAAGTCGATGACAATCACCTGATGCAAGAAGTGAAATACGCTGACGTTTATCACAGTGAGACGCCGACTGACTTTGAACGCTGGCAGATGGTTGGCATGACGGCCGTGCCGGTCAAGCAGCAGCAAGAT